CTTCCCATACTGTTACTGCTGAAAGCGTTATCGCAGCAGGGCCAGCGCCTGTCACGACTGCCACAATACCTGCGAGTCCTATCATGCATCCAATTATAATCTGATTCATCGTGACACGATTCCTCTATGCCGAGAAGTCATTCTCGGTGTTTCTTAAATATGTTATATACGTCCTTCCCGAATACTTGGATTGCTGCCATTGTCACTATCGGAACAATTACTCCAATGAACCACGCCTGCGGTATTCCGCCAAGTGACGCGATTCCGAGGGCAACTAATCCGATGAGTGCCATTGTTCCGAGTAGAACAATCGCTGCGACAATTGACCCAATGTATTCAAGGTTATTCGTCGTTTCTTGTGATGTATCATCTGCCATCTCTATCCATCCGTTTGAGTAACGACCTCGAACTAGTGTATGTGGGCCAACTATAAAAAGGTTTCGATTTTCTCATTCAAGCGCCATGAGTCTTACAGCAAATAGTATTAAAACTATACTGAGATGCCGACTCGTTCGAGGTCGCTCCTTACACGAGCCTTCCCTTTTTCCGGGTTCTGCGTAATCGCGCGATAATGCTGCACTGAGACGAGTGGATTCAGCGAGGAGTATTCCTCGTGCGCATATACTTCAATCGTTCCGTCATCGTTCTCAAACCAGAAAACGTGGACCTGCCGCAATGCGAGCGCGTCTGGAAGAAGGTCCATCTTACTTTCTCGGTAGACCATACTTCCACTTTCATAATCGCCGTTGCTTCGCTCCTTTAAGCCAGAGAGCACTCCTTGGAGGTAGCCCGCCTTTTGCAACGCGTGTGCAAACTCATCGCTGCTCATATCGAGTGTTCCGACAAGTTCCTCCTGAGAGGCAGTATTCGTTAATGCGAAGTTTGTTTTCTTTCGTACATAACTGTCTCCTCCAGCGAGGAGCCTGCGACGAGCCGCATTCCAATACTTATTCTCATCTGCACCGAGGTACTCTCGACCGAGATAATGGTACAATACAACTGCCGCTATCGCTGACGCGATAGGACCAGCAATGTGTAACAACGTTAGTGATTCAAGTATCATCTGTTAGTAGTATGTGGGGATAGTATAAAAGTCTTTCGATTAACAAATTATTGTTTATTTGTGTTTTTGTCTTATATCCCGTGCCGCTGATTCATCTGAAGCAGCAACATATTTTCGAGCAGTATCCATATTTCTCCACCCCGAGTCAATCATGACCACGGCTGTCGGTCGTAATCCGATTGGATTTCACTTGATGAGAGCCCCGAATCAAACATCATCGGCTCGTCGATGATACCGTCGAAATGTGCATCTGGTGACCCGTCGTTGTTGCGTGCGAACCAGAGCCAAGGATACTCGAAGTTGCTAAAGGTTGACCCACTCAAATCGTCAATCTCGGTGGTGCGCCCCGTCACTTCACTGCCATCGACCCAAAACTCTGTCCCGCTGATACTGGGATCCCGAGAAACCCAGACTGCCCGATGTTTATTGCCGTCATTGAGATGTCCACCAGTCGTCTCAATGTCGAGACTGTCGCCATCTGTGTTTGCATCTGCCCGTCGCAAAACCAGCCTGAGGCTGCCAGCGTTTCGCGCGCCGATAGAAACTTCGCAGAGAGTCCTATCGGAACTATTTACGACCGCAAAGCGTCCCGCACCAGCATTCTCGACGGTGAGCGCAACGGACCACCCCGTCCCGAGGTTGCTCCCGAACGAACCCAATGTCGTCGTCTCGACTATATCGTCGGTGCCATCCCCATTGAGCGCATTGTCTCCGATATACTCCCCACTGACCCATGCCGGCCCACTAACGCTGCCGTCGGCACTCCCGATGGAGTCGGCGACCGTGGTGCCAGCCCCCTCGTCGAACTTCCACTGATGGATTGCGCTGTCGGGTATTGAAGTAAAAACAGTTTGTCCATCAATAGTAATTTCACTAACATTTTCTCCATCAATAGTTGCAGAACTAATATCAGTTCCGTCAATATTTATTGGCATTATTCACGCTCCTCTGGTTCTTCGACTTGGAAGGCCATCTGCTGTTGCTGTTGCTTTTCCGCTTGTTTCGCCTGTCTATAAAGGTTATGGATGAAATCCTCGACGGAGCCATTAACTGCACCTTCGTCAATGATGTCTCTCGATTCTTCGAGCATCTCTGCGTGAAGGTCCGTAACCTCGAAAGTAATTTCTGTTGCCATAGTAGATAGATTACGTCTTGAAGTTGATGATGCCGTTAGCATCAGAACCGTTCTTATTTAACTGATAACCGTCCCACTGGTCGGAATCGTTAACCTGTGAAGTAATATCTCCACCGGTGTGTGTGTGACCACTTGCTGCGAACCGAGAGTCGAAGTCTGTTGTTCCGATGTTAGTAACGTGACCTTGCGGATTCAGGTTGATGTCAGTAATAGCCGAACCTGCGGCAGCAGTAACATCTCCCTGACTCGATGTGTCAGCATGGTTAAGCGTAACAGAAGTACCAAGAGATACTAAACCACCACCAGTCATCGCAGTCCCCGCAGAAAGGGTAATATCATCGTTCTCGAAACTGGACTGTGGAATATATCCCTGCGATTCGTCAACTACTGTAACTCCAGCAACAGATAGATTTGCCCCGTCAATGTCGAGTTCGTCGTTTCCGGAATCGTAAGAGACGGTTACATCAGCGTTCTGACCGAACGTTGCATCACCTTCGACAGAAATCGAGTAACCGATAGTTCGCTCATCAGTCACAGACGTGACACCAGTTCCGTCAGTGTCAAACGTCCATAACGGAATGCGCTCGTCCGTGTCGCCAGAGGCAGAGCTAAACGCTCCGTCAAGTCCGACGATTACATCATCAGAACCATTTTTGTTCCAACCGACGTAGACTGTTTGACCAGCCGTACTTCCTGCAAGAGTGACTACCGTATCTGAGTCAATAGCCAGCCATGAACCGAAGACAAATGCTTCTCCTCCATCGATTGTTACATCGAGAGAACTGCCGCTACTCGACTCTGCAAAGGCGTTAAGATTTCCTTCAGTAATTCCCCCGTCCTGCACCGAAATTTGTGTTGGGTTTGAACCATCTACAACGAACCCCCCCGAACCGTGCCCGCCGTAAGCAATAGCCCCGGCAGTTTTATATGCTTCAGCAGGTCTATTGATAGACGGGTTTGCTTTTTCTGTCATACTATACGATCTCTATAATGTTTGAGTATTTTTCATTTATTTTACCTGATAAATTTCTAATCAGCCGTTAGAGGCTCTATACGTCGGAAAATGTAAGAGTAACGTCAAACGTGACAGTTTTTGAATTATCTTTCGTCACTGCGCTAAACGTTGCGTGGTTGATGAGGAATACTTCTGCATTTCCAATATTCGCCGGGTCACCAGAGAAGAGTCCAAGTTCATCAAAGTCATTTCCATTTCCATCGGTTGAGTCAAGGAAGGTACTCGCAAGAAGTTGGTCACTGCTATCTGCAACGTCAGTCACTTGCTTTTCAAAGGTTCGTGTATTGAGGTCAGTATCAGCAGTGCTCGTTCCACTCGCTGAGTCTGTCCCAAGACCGAGCCAACTTACACTCACATTTGCCTCAGGAGAGGTATTATCCGGGTCAAGATTATCGACAAAATATTCGTGAAGCGATTCTGTCGTCACGTTATAGACAGTTTCTTCATCAACTGCTTCAACTTCTCGCGTCAGTTGAAGTTTTTCCTCAGAAGAAAGTGAATCATAATCTTCTGTGGCTGCACGCAGGTCAGCAACGCTATGTGTTTTTCGGTCAATCCGTCCTTCAAGTTGTAATGTAGAATTAGTATTTAAGTTATTCATTGTGTTCTTGTATTAATTAGTATTACTACTACTTAAATCTTTCGGTTATTTTATGGTGCTCCAGCCCACCGCAAATCGCCCCAGTCCCGTGACTCCCATTCAAATATTTCTATCGACGTTGTTACAGAATCCGCGCTGATAGTTGTTTCAGATGAAGTTGTCGGTGATTGAATCGCAGATGTTTCTTGAATTCCAATAAATTCATCGACTCGATTTACATTAAATCGAACAAGTAATGACTCTGATACACCCGCTTCATCTTCTACTGTTTCCGTATTTGCATTGATTGTCTGTCCATCAGTAACGCCAACATCATCAGACTCGGCTTCGGTTATTTCAACAAGTAGGTCAACGAGTTCTGTCCATTCGAAGAAGTCCCACGCTGTCGTTTGTGGATTTGAATTATCTTCCCATCGGTACTCATTTTTATTTACCGACTCGACGGTGCTTTCATCATTCGTGGATATTTCTTCACTCGCACTCCCGCGAGTTGAATTTATGGAATCATCAATTACAATTTCATCAACAAATGGGCCAAATGTATTTCCATCAATAATTAATGTATCCTGCACTGAAATATTTTCGAAAACAGAATTTCCTGACCCTGATACAAATTTTTCAGCACCATCATCTATCAAAATCTCTTCAGTAATCTGCTGACCTTCTAATATTGACGCAACATCATTTACTTCAACATCTTCATCACCAACATTGTATCGAATTTTTCGAAGTCGTGAGACTGATGAATCGGATAATTCAGCCAGTGTTTCAATCGTTGACCCACGGTGTGCACTCCATTCGTCAAGTGTAATCGTATATTCAAGATATTCTTCTTGATTTGCGGGGTCATCGTTGAAGTGCTCATAAATGCTTAAGTCAGCATCGCCGCCGCCGATTCCGTCATCAATTCCGAGACCTGCTGCAACAGCAGCCTTAATTCCCGGAACAGTTCCACGATATTCGAAGACGGGAACGAGCGACTTTAAGTATGCCCGATACTCTTGGTCGTCACGACCTGCACGATTTCCGAGAGGACCAAACTGTGCACCAATTCGGTCAAGGTCTTCACCACTCGCGTTATCAATGAAGCGGCTATCTTGAATATCATCAAGGCTTTCTCCAAGTTCATCTGTATCATCTTGAAATGCCTCAATGAATCGCCGAATTGTGCTATCCGATTCTCGCGGAATTATTGGCGGAAACCTATCAATAATATCAGATAGGTCCACCATTTATACCACCGTCACACTAACTGAATTAAGTTGTGCAACTTCTGTCGTGTCAACGTCAATGTCTTCTCGAACGTTGTAGTCTACGAAGAAGTCTGTCCCGTCATCGGGGTCATCTCCTGCAAGACTCCAATCGATGGAATCTTGTGGCTCACTCGTATCTCCAGCAACAGAATTCCACTCTTGGTAGTCTGTGTCTTCAACGAATGTGTTATTACTTCCAGATAGCGTTCCGGTCACTTCAACAATGCCCTCAGTTGAGCCATTATCACTTTCAAGTGTTTTGTTGAGTTGGTATACGTCGGTTCCTGAAGTAAACTCATGCGACTCATTCTCCACGGTTACATCAAGTGTTGCAAGATTATCAATATCGCGGTCAGCATTCATAATAATCTGCACAATTTTATCACGATATACGTCTCCACCGAGGTCTAACTCCGTGAAGTAATCTTCAACTCGTTGTTCAATTTCTGCCGCATCAATGCCGGTCCCTTCTGCTTGAATCGTCACCGCTGTTTCAATAATTGTGGGTCGGACGAGGAAGTGCTCAACGCCACTCGGTTTCGCAAAGTCGATTGCGTCTTCTACTTCAGTATCAGTTCCGCCGTTGACGATTACGTCACCGTGTGGGTAACTTCCGTGAAGTACGTCTCCCGTGAACTTTTCTTGAACGAGTGCGCTTGTCGCTCCGGTATTGTTCTCAATATATGCTTCAAGGCCAGCAGTCGTTCCACCCTCTGCTGATTCGACGACCGAATTCTTGATATCCTCGCGGAAATCCTCATTACTCTGCTCATCCTCGCCACCACTTGTCGGATTGGGATTTGTTACTGCATTAATGCCTGCCGGCGGATTCGGAAGATAGGTAATTGTTCCTGAACCAACATTTCCATCATCGCCTCGCTCAACTGCTTGAATTTCTCCAGAAACAGTTGTCGCACTTGACGTAGAAACGTCGTTAACTAATTCAAATTCAATGAAATCTCCCGAGCCGTCAGGTTGTGTCCCAAAGGATGTGCCTTCAGGAATCGTCACAGCGGAATTTGTCGTAATGTCAACGTCGCCTACAGCGAAGGAGCCGGGGTCTCGCGTAACGCCGAATGCCTTCGCAAATTCATCAAGTTGCTCATCTGAAACGAATTGATTAATTTCTTCAGCCGTTGCGCCATCAATTCCAAGTGTATCAAGGTCGTCAGCAGTAAGTTCCTTTCCGGAGTAATCAGCCCATCCGGAGAGTTGGACTGCTGTTGCGGCAACCTCTGTCTCGTGCTGTTGTGAGGCAAACGAATTCGTGAAAACGTAATTAAACGATGTTGTGACGAAATTCGTCAGTTTTGGAATCTTGTTCTGAAGATTTGTTTTTAAATCTTCATAAATTTCGCTCGCTGTTCGTGGGTCAAATGCTGTCATACTTCAATAATTAATTCTTGCTGCACATCGTCATCAGTTCCGACAACTCGTGCACTAATTTCATATCCGTCGATAAATGTTGAACCATCTTCAAGTTTCTCTAATTGTTCAATATTGACATCTAAAATTCGTGCAATTCTCGAATCACGTAAGATGATATTTCGCACGAGTGACTTGATCGAGGCTTGCTGCGCAGGGGTCGTCCGAGAACCTACTTCAAGGTCGATACGTCTCGCAATAGTAAATGCAAGGTCCTTCTCCAATTCAGCAGTCTCAAACCCTACTTGATTCGTACATTGAATGTCACCAGTCTCATCTACGGTAAAGTCAAAGTCTTCATCAAGGGTTGGACCACTACCATACTCTGTCATATATTATAATCCTCCCGGAATACCGCCTACTCCCCTTTCACTCCTTATTGTATTATGTGCTTCCATGCTTATAAGTGTTTCGATTTACGTTGATTCGACATTACTGCTACTCGCGTCAATCGTTCCATTTGTAACAGGGTCACCATCTCGTGCAACCTTTTCAAACGTTCCATTCTTGTCGCCAATTTTTATTGTTCCACCAGATGTATTGATGTTAATAATTGGGTCACTCCCTGAATCATCAATCTCGACACGAGCATTTGCATCGCTTCCAGAATCATCGTCGTTCGTCTTCTGCGAGATTCGCATCCAATCTCCGTTAGGGTCAGCCTCAAAGTATAGATTGCCACGCCTCTCGCGAATCATCCCCTCTTCAGCAAGCGGTGGGCGCTTCTCATTTGTATACAGAACATTCGTAATCACCGGAGCCTCGCCTGCTCCATCAATGAAGTTGACGAGAACAATGTCTCCGAGAGAGGGGACGTACATTGAATCGCGCCCGCCTGTCGCAAGGAGTGCGCCTCTGCGCTGCTGCTCCTCTCCTCGCAAGAGTACGTCACACTCAAAATTGTTATTATCGTCGCTCGATGTATGCTCGCGAACTTTTACAATTTCACCAACTTGCGGAAGGGTGATTAAATCATTAATTCGTTGCTTTAAGTATCCAGCTTCTGTTCGTTCAAATTGTGGCATTATGTTCCCTCACTTTCTGTCGTATCCTCTTCTTCTCCTTCTTCAATTTGTCCGGGTGTTGTTTCAAGGAAAATATTTCCATCGGCGTCAAGTTCGTATACAGGACCCTCATATCGTCCAGCAATGCCAGCACATTCGATTTTTGTGGTAAATCCGTCTCTACCATTCAGCGTATGCGTAACCTTCTGTACGAAGTATTGAGCGGCTGGAATGAATTCAGCATCTTCTTCTGGCGACGTTGATGTTCTTGCAAATGAATCTGGCATTTCTATTACGTCAAGAATGTCAATCATTGGTCGTCCAACTATTGTTACATTCCCACCAGATTGCTGTTGCTGTAATTCGTTAAGTAATCTATTTGCCACATTTTCAGCCTCTTCCTGTGTTTTAATTCCCTCATTTCGGTATGTATACGTCGGTGGAGTGAGGCCACCAGAACCAACCAACTCATTTTCAACACCGAGTCCTTCGAGCGTTCGTTCTGAGAATCCTGTGCTTTCTGAAAGCATTTGCGCTTTATTCCATCCCTCGTTTGAAACAATGTTGTCTCCAATAACTTTAACACTTTTATACGGGGGAGTTTGCTTCCCGGCACTTGTTTCAGTTACCCATGAAAGTTTGTGTTTTGCAGTTTTTGTTGGACCGAAATACACTGTATTCCTTGAATCAACCCACCAAGTTGCATTTGACGCTTCGGATATGTGATCAAGTATTTCGGCAGCAGTTTCTCCTGTAAATTCACGCGCAATTAATCCATCAGTATCGCTGTCGGCGTCATCACTCGCGTGGAACCTATCCGTACCATATGGTGTTTCCGATGAACCACTTAAGTCTACCTCATACGCTAAATCAATATTTTCAACTCTATTGACGTATTTAATTATTTCTTTGACAACTTGTGACTTTTTTACATAATCCTCAACTGAAAAATATACATTCGTTGTCTTCAGTTCTCGTAAATAATTTACTGCTTCTATTTGCCACGAGCCGTCGCCGAAATCAAATACATTAGACACATATCCTGAGTATGCTGTTACTAATAAATCATCATCAACAATATCTCGTTCCCCCTCTTTTGTAACACTTGAACGTGGTCCAAGTCGAACAACAAAATCCTGTCCTTCAACGGGAACTGCTTCAGGATTTTCGTCAGGGTCGGGAACAGAAACCATTTTAACAGTATCGATTTCATTATATCGAGACCTTTCTATTGTCATATTAACTGCTCTCCATTCACTTTCACCGACAAGTATTTCGGTCTCGATATCTTGGTCGTATACTACCATTATTCGACACCAACCAATGAGAGTCCGTATGTGTGTGTAAATTCGCCGTCGAGGTTCATTGCACCGCCATCTGACAACGGACTCGTGTTTGTTGAGGCAATTTGCACTTCTCCAGTAAATCTGTTACTTGCGATAGCAATAATTCCTTCAAATCGCAGTGCATCAATTAGTTTTGCCTCTGGTGTTGTGCAAACACCTTCAATATCTATTTCAACATTTCCTTGTCCAATTTTTTGTCGAACAATTGGGCCATCTACTGTTTGATGCTCACTAAATCTTCCTGAAGAAGATACAGAAATATTTGGCTGCTCATATACAAGACCAACAGTTACAGCACCAATTTGCTCTAATCGTTCTGCTTCTTCAACATTGGCTTGAATTTCTTTAATACGCTTATCTGCTCGTTCTTGTGGATAAACCCCCTCGTTTGCGAGTCTTTGAATTCGCTCAATTGCCGAACCCCCGAAAATGTTTTCCCCTACTTCATCAAGATTTTCTTTAATAGTTACAGTTGACCCACCATCACGTAATCGCTCTGGCGTAACGGGAAGGTTTTCTTCTGTAATTGCAGAAATTACAACAGGTTCACGCTCATCAACTAATGTGTTGTCGTCTTTTAATACCATAAATTATCCACTGTATGCGTCTTTCTTTCGACGGAATGTATTTGCTTCGTCAAGCGCGTCTTTTACAAGACCTTTGATTCGCTGCTTATCTTCCGGCCTCGCTTCAATTGTTTCAACTGTCGTACTATTGTCATTTTCGACGGTTATTTCAGGTTTTGGCGTTTTTGCTGGAGATTGTTGCCCGCCTGCCACAAAGTCTCCTCGTGAAAGTTCAATGTCTTCAATTTGATCAATTGGGTCAAGTGCCCCCGGTGTTGTCCCAAGTTGGCCAGC